GCCGAACTAGATGGTCACCCAGTAGTGGAACTCCTAAATGACTATCGTTCCCACCAGAAGATGCTATCTACTTACATAGATGGATGGGATGAATACATGGTGGGGGATAAGCTATTCCTGGGAACCAAGTTACATGGAACGGTCACCGGACGCTACTCTTCACGTATGCATACCGTTCCTCGAGACGGTACCATCCGAAACCTGATTGAGGCCCCAGAAGGTTGGACCTTTATCCAGGGTGACCTTTCCCAGGCTGAGTTGCGGGTGATTGCCATCGTCTCTCAGGATCCCGAACTAGTCAAATGCTACAATGAGAACATCGACGTCCACTGGCGCACCACTCTGGGCATACTTCGTATGGGTGGATCTGACGCTGACCTGCTAATGGCCAGGAACACCGTGGCTGAGGATCGTGGTGATTGCGATGGTATGAATATGATGGCCATCCTGGATCATCTGGAGGCTATGGGTCCTGATGCTGCTATCGCTATTGACAAACGCTGGAAGGAGAAACGGAAGCAGTCCAAGGGTGTCAACTTCGGATACGTCTACGGTATGGGAGCTACCAAATTCTGTGAGTACGCTAAACTTAAATATGAGTGGGATGTGAGCCATCAGGAGTCATCTGACATTCGTGATGGGTTCTTTGCCACTTACTCCTCACTACCGCTATGGCACGATCGCCAGCGTTCAATGGTTAAGATTGATGGATTCGTCCGTAGCCTCTCGGGCCGTAAGCGTCGCCTTCCTGGTGTCTGGTCTCCCGATCGTATGGTTAAGTCTGAGGCTGAGCGTCAAGCGATCAACAGCCCCGTCCAGGGATTCATCGGTGATCTGAAGGTTATGGGTATGCTGTCCATCTACAATAACCTTCAAGCCCCTGACCTGGGGGCTAAACTCAGGATTAAGGGGGAGGTACATGACTCCATCCTGATGTGGGTTCGGAATGAGCACCTAGATGAAATGTTACCTAAGATTAAACAATGTATGGAGCAACCCGAATGGCTAGCCCAATTTGGGATAGAATTACCTGTTCCAATCGTAGCAGACATTGAAGTCGGCACATGGGGCGCCGGCAAAACCTGGAAAGGACAGAAATACAATGCTTAACCTATTTAACCAAATCGCCAAGGTGGGGTCTCCTTCCGAGAAGCTTCAGATGCTTAAGGACTACCCTTACCAGTCTGAGCTCAAGGAAGTCCTTCGTCTGGCCACCGATCCTTTCATCACCTTCGGGATCACCACTCTGGAAGGTGCTCCTCAGGGTAACGCTGACACTTTCGACATCCTTAAGAAGTGCGCTACTCGTGAGCTTACTGGAGGAGCGGCTCGCAAGGCACTGGGCGAAGCCTGCCTGGATACTGAAGACGCCGCACTGGTCTGCCGTATCCTGATGAAGGATCTTCGCTGCGGAGTGGGTGAGAAGCTGGTCCTCCAGCTGTACCCCGGACTCATCCAGCAGTTCAATGTTATGCGAGCTGATAAGTTCAGTGGGATCAGTCCACGGCTGAAGTATCACATCGAGCCTAAGTACGATGGCCTCCGCTGTCTGGCTATTGTTCAGGGTGGTTCGGTAACGCTACTCTCACGTAATGGAAAGGAGTTCACCTCCTCTGACCATCTCAAGCCCCAGCTTCTAGCAATCGCTCCTTATGACTGTGTGTTCGATGGTGAGCTCACTTCGGGTAACTTCAATGAGTCCAGCTCGGCGGTACGCAAGAAGGCAGTCCAGAACGACACCACCACTTACAACATCTTCGACTTCTTGGACATGGATGAGTGGGTCAATCCAGTGTCTCCTTACTACGTTCGTCGGGGTCGTCTAGAGAATCTCTTCCAGCCACAGCCCAACCTGGTGCTCACTCCCAGTCTGGCTATTCAGGACGAGGATGACGCTATCAAGCGTTATCAGCAATACCTGGACTTCGGCTATGAGGGGGGTATCGTAAAGAACACCCGAGGCATCTATCGCTTCAAGCGTCATAAGGACTGGATGAAGCTGAAGGAAGTCAATGACGTAGATCTGCCGGTTAAAGAACTTGTCCAGGGTGAGGGTAAGTACTATGGCATGTTGGGTGCTGTCATCGTTCACTTCAAAAATAAGCGAGTAAGCGTGGGTACTGGCTTTAGTGATGAGGAACGGATGGCCTTCTGGGATGATCCTTCACTTATCAAGGGTAAGGTCATTGAGATCCACTTCCATCAGGAAACGCCCGATGGTTCTCTACGTCATCCGCGTTTCCACTGCATTCGAGAAGACAAGAGTTAATAGTTAATGGTCTTCTGATATAATGAATCTGTCGGCACTGACTGCTGACTTCGGTTACAACCACTTTCAAGGAGATTCAAATGTCTGACCTCATTCTTCCTTCCGCAGTTTACTCGGAAACCCACTCCCCCAAGATGTCTGAGAAGTATGTCCATATCCGTACGGCGGATGTGCTGTCTCGCTTTCAGGACATGGGCTGGCGAGTGGCTTCTGTCAACTCCGCCCGGCTTTCTAAGTCTCCTCAGTTCGCTCGCCACGCTCTTCGTCTGCGTCATAAGGACTTCTGTGACATCGATGCTGACGGCGTCATCCCTGAGCTGATCGTCCTGAACTCACACAATGGTTCCTGGGCTTTGCGTATGGCTCTGGGTATGTTCAGGATGGTCTGCTCTAATGGTATGGTAGCAGGCTCTATCTGGGAAGGCGTCTCACTGCGTCATTACAACATCAAGAACCTGGAAGATCAGATCACCTCAGTCACCGGTCGTATGGATGATCTGACCAAGAAGCTATCTGGTACGGTTAAGCAGTGGATGGAAGTTGAGGTTCCTTTCAGGGAGCAGGTGGACTTCGCTAACAAAGCTATTGGTATTCGCTGGGGTGACAAAACCCCCGTAACGGCCGAGCAGCTTCTGCTGACCCGCCGGGACGCTGACAAGGGGTCTGATCTCTGGCATGTCTTCAACCGTGTTCAGGAGAACCTGACGCAGGGCGGCTTCACTGGAGTCACCTCCAATAACCGTACTCTTAGCATCAAGCCAGTAAAGAATGTCAAGCGGGACTTCAAGTTCAACGCTGAACTGTTCGACCTGGCCTCTACCTACGCTGCACAAGGAGCTTAACATGAAAACGAAAAACCTCATCTGGCGTAGTGCTGACGGGCGCAGTATGGCCTTCTCAGAAATGGAGACCGACCATCTGCATAACCTGGTGGCCTATCTTCATCGCATCTCGGTAGAAAACGATGGTCTTCGGGCTCGCGCAGTGGAAGCGGATGTTAAGCTTCCGGCTCGTATCGTCCAGGGTCATCCACTGCAGGACTGGATGGAAGTCGGTATGAAAGAGATGGGCATCGGGGCTAAGAAGGACCTTAAGGAAGCTCAGAAAACCCTCAAACGCCTCCAGGAGAGCTGAGATGAAAGTTGATTACTTCAGTCAGTCTAAGATCAAAACCTGGAGACGCTGCCAGAAGTCCTATGACTATCGCTACAACCAGGGGCTGATCCGTAAAGCCTCTCCCGTAGCCCTGCTTCGTGGCACTACCCTGCATGCAATGCTGGAAGCCCAGATCAAGGGCACCGATTGGCGGGCTCCGCTGGTCGAGTACAAGAAGGTCTTTGATACCCTCTGGGGTGAAGAAGCCGAAGGCTATCCCACGCCTGAGGAGCTAGAGTCCACCATCGAACGCTACAACAAGCACTGGAGTTGTGATGGTTTGGACTATGGTGGACGGGCCGAGATCACAATTGAGGCTGAGTTCGAGGGGATGAAGTTCAAGGGCATCATTGATGCTCTCCCTGATGATCAACATGGACGTCGCTGGTTGGATGACCATAAGACCCATAAGATCCTGCCGGACGAGCACACACGCTTCTCTGACATCCAGACAGTGTTGTATTACTGGGCTATGCGGGAGAACGGCCAGAAGTGCGATGGTATCCTTTGGGACTACATCCGTACGAAGCCACCTACCCCTCCTGAACTCCTGAGGAACGGAACACTCAGTAAGCGTAAGAACATTGACTGCGATGCCGATACCTATTTGGCCGCTATCAAAGCCAATGGGTTGAACGAAGCTGACTACGCTGACATGTTATCTCTAACGGCTAAGAACACCTTCTTCAAACGGGTATATCTGCCCAACCCAGCTGAGGTTCTTATCCAGGAAGTGGTGGGAGATTTCTTCATCACCGCTAAGGAGATAGTGGATCATCCAGGTGATCGCTTCTGCCGGAATATGTCCAGGGACTGCAAGTCCTGTACGTATTACCAGGTTTGCTCGGCTGAGGTACGTGGACTGGATAGCAGCTTTATCAAAAAACAGATATACACTCTACGGAAGGATTAACATGAGTCTAGTTCAGCTATTCTGTTCTAAAGTTCGAATTGCTGGACTTGACGAGTGTTGGGAGTGGCAAGGTAGCAAAGGCTCAGCTGGACATGGACACTTTGGGACGGGTAGAAATCATGGGGTGTCAGGTTTAGCTCATCGCTTTAGCTATATCTTACTCAAAGGTAAGCCCTCAGGTTTAGTGTGTCATAGCTGTAATAACCCTAGCTGCGTCAATCCTTCTCATCTATATGACGGAACTCCACAGTCCAATATGGATGATAAGGTAAGAGCTGGAAGAGCTTCAAGTTTCCCCGGTAGTTCTCATCCGCAAGCTAAGCTAAGTGAGGGTCAGGTTGAAGAAATACTCCGAAGTTCACTTTCTTCAGCTCAGCTGGCTCGTGACTATCAAGTAAGTCCTCAGGCTATAAGTCGCATACGTAGAGGAAAAGCCTGGAAGTGCGTTACTAAACTGGTATAATGGGTTTTCGGGAGGCCAGGCCCGATTGATCCCTGGCCATTCACTCACTAAGTGAGAGGAGAAGTAGATGTCTGTTTTAGATCGTATCACCTCGGTGAAAGCTCTGCCAAAGGTGTTGTCCATGTTGGTTTATGGACGCTCCGGCACGGGCAAGACCACCTTCGGTGCTTCCTTCCCCACCCCAGCGCTGTTGATTGATATCCGTGAAAAAGGTACCGATAGCATTGCTGATCGAGACGGTGTCGATGTAGTATCTATCAACACCTGGTCAGAGCTGGAGGAGGTCTTCTGGTACCTGAAGAAGGAGAAGAAGTACAAGTCGGTGATCTTGGATCAGATCAGTTCTATGCAGGATGTCTGTATGGAGCATGCCATGGCCGAGGAAGGCAAAGAGATTATGTCTCAGCGTCTTTGGGGCGTGGTGTCTGGCCTGATGAAGACCTGGCTGTTGAATTACCGTGACCTGGTGGAAGAGAACATCAACGTGATCTTCCTGGCCCATGACCGTGCAAGTAAGGGTGAGTCAGGGGAAGACGACGATACCATTGATCCCCAGATCGGGGCTCGTTTGATGCCTTCAGTAGCGGGTATGCTTAATGGTGCGGTAAAGGCCATAGGCAATACCTATGTGAAGGAAGTCTTCCTGGAAGATAAGACTCGCAAGGTGGAATACTGTATGCGGATCGGTCCTCATGCATACTACACCACGAAGATGCGTAACCCTCTGGGGACTACCATCCCCGAGTTCATTACCGACCCCACCTATGACAAGATCAATGAGTTGATGGCTCAAGGTGAAGTCAAACCCGTACGTCGTTCTGTTACTAAGGAGAAATAATCATGGCAGGTCCCAAAAAGCGTAGTGATGTCACCGTTGACTTCTCAGGGGTTGAATCTGGCGGTCGCGCGGTACCCGATGGCGAATACCTGATCGAGTGTCTCTCGGTTGAAGAGAAAGAGTCCCAGGAAGGCAATGCCTATCTGGCTTGGAAGTGGAAGGTTGCTGATGGTGCCTATAAGGGCGCAACGGTGTATGACAATACCTCCCTAAAGCCGACGGCCCTCTGGCGCCTGAAGTCCCTGCTGGAGTGTCTGGGTGAAGAGGTCGATGGCAAGTTTGGCCTGAACCTGGGTTCTTACAAGGGTCGCACCACCCTGGCGGTGATTGCCAACGAAACCTACCAGGGTAAGCAGAAGCCCCGCATTACGGACTTCCTGCGGGGTATCCCACAGACGTCCAAATCGGAAGCTGCTAGCGGCCCTAAAAAGGGCTCTAAAGTGACCTTTGAATATGAAGGGGCACAGATGCCAGGGGTTGTCCAGGGTATCGAAGGCGGTAAGGTGGTAGTGCTGGTTGAGGTCGATGGTTCTCCCGAGGAGTGGGAACTGGAGATCTCTGAAGTTACTCTGGCCTAAGTCTAATTGGGGCGATGCTAACATAGGTCGCCCCTCTAGGGAGCCACAATGGCCGTCAACTACTGGAACCCTTATAATGATCAGAATGATTGGGAGAATAGACAGTATCAGCTGAATGCTCTCAAGCAGGAGGCTCGTCTTCGAGAGGAGAAGGAACGTATGCAGATGAACGCTAATCCACTACTAGCTGCTTGCCGACCCGACCCGCCCAAATCCAATAAGGTGCTATTGCTATTATGAACTATCATACTCATAGAGCCTTTCGGTTTACTCGAGATGATGCTGAGCATCTCAACCGGCTAGGAATTACTGATAGCCAGACTCAGGAAGTACTAAGTCGATCCTTCCCTCATGGTTGGGACCTCATAAGGCTATCAAATGGTGACATAGGGGTTATGGTGAATCCCATCGATGCCGCCGCAGAGGATGGGATGGTTAGAACCATACTTTTCAGAGGTTTTAGGGGTGAGCGAGCACAGTTTCGCATTGTTCCTCCCATGGTTCACAATCATCTGCCCGTACCCCCGGTTAGTCGCAAACCTTTACTACTTTTACTCTAGGAGAATCAAATGGCTTTCGCAGTTAAATCTTTCAAAGAACTCATTTCCATGACCAAGGAAAAGCTGGAGGAGTCGATGATTCCCCTGCGTATCCGTTCAGCTAAGGCTAAGGCTGAGGGACTCAAGGTCGAACTGGAGACCAAGATGCTGGACTTGGAGACCGAGATCAATACGGCCTGTGCTGACAAGGAGATCAACTTCTCCAAAGTGGCCGACCTAGTGGATGAATATGAGCTGGCTGAGCGGCGCCTGAATCAGGTGACCTCTCTGGTGGATAAGCTATTCCCCAAAGAATAACTTAGCAAATAGGGGCTTCTATATGAGGCCCCTTCTTATTGGGTTATAAGACTAGATACACAACGTCACTCATTTCTGATATAATAACCTTATGGATACTTCATATAAACGATTCTGGGATAAAGTCAAAGTCGGTGGACTGGACGAGTGTTGGGAATGGAAAGCTAGCCGAAATGTTAAGGGCTATGGAAAAATAGGTAAAGGTAACCCTTTAACCACCTCTTTGGCTCATCGACTATGTTACTATCTAACCCACGGGAACATACCTCTCCATCACTACATTCTGCACTCCTGTAACAACCCTGGCTGCTGCAATCCGACACATCTTAGAGCCGACACTCAGAAGGAGAACATGTTGGACAAGATATTATCGGGACATACCCGATCACAGCTTACTGAGGTAGAGCGAAATGTCATCCGGTATAGTAGAGAGAGTATAAAGCATCTATCTTCCAAGTTTAAACTGAGTAAAAGACAGATATTTAGGATTAGGAGTAGTAAATGACCCATTACCTCATCTACACTGACCACAACCGACACGTTTACCTTCAGTACCGCGACGCAGGTAAGACCCGTCATTTCGTCACTCTGCGAGATGGGAGTATAGACTGTGTCCAGTTAAACGCCGCGGACTACATGCGATTCAAGAAGTATGAGAAGCATGATGACAAACACTTCGCCGAGACGCTTCTTAAGAGTCATCTGGATATTTCCCGCCAGGCGCGGATCGTTTTACGCGGGGTTTTAGGGTATTCCAGTGAATCGGAGCCTACTCCCGTGGCCGCTAGTTTTAGCGGGGGGTCAGTGGGCCTCCAGCAGATTTGCGATGACGGGGGCTGGCATCCGGGGAAAGCTCGAAAATTCCTCCGTAAGCTTGTCGAGAAGCCGGGAGGACGTTGGGAGTGGAGTCCAGAAGAGGCTCAGAAGATTTCGATGATGCTTAAAGAGTGCTTTGCAAATGAGTCCTAGTACTAGATTCTGGAGTAAGGTCCAGGTGTTAGGATTAGATGAGTGCTGGGAGTGGAGTAGAAGCCTTTTCCCCAGAGGTTACGGAAGGGTAACTTTTCAAGGACAAGTAGTTGGGGCTCATCGAGTAGCCTATGAACTTACTCATGGACTCATACCGCAAGGATTAGACGTACTTCATAGCTGTGACAATAGAAAGTGCTGTAATCCTACACATCTACGTCTAGGAACCGACCAAGATAATGTTGAAGACAAGATGTCTCGGGGTCGCCAGACGCTTGGATCTGTGAACGGTATGAGTCGACTAACTGAAAATCAGGTTTTATCAATTAGGTTCGATTCCAGGATACAGTCAATCATAGCTAAGGATTTCGGGATCACTCAGAGCATGGTGAGTAAGATTAAGCTAAAGACTTCTTGGAAGCATCTATGATAATACTTAGAGACTATCAAGAGTTGGCAGTTCAATCAGCCTTACCACATGATGGGTATGGGCTATTTATGCAGCCTCGTACGGGGAAGACCATCACAGCTCTAGAGCTATCAAAGAGATGGGTTTGCAAAGACAACCTGATAATCTGTCCTAAGAAAGCTATCCCCGTCTGGGCTCAAGAGATTGAGCGTATGGAACTGAACGCTGAACATTTTGAAATCTTTAGCTTTGAGTCCTTCCGTATCAAGCACATGAGTTTAATACGTGACCGAGATTTAGTTATTATTGACGAATCTCACCGTATCAAAGAACGAGGAAGTCAACAAACTAAAGCATGTTGGAAAGTGGGAAGAAGAGCTAAGCGAAGGCTAATCTTAACTGGAACTCCCCAAGGTAATGGATGTGAGGATTACTACTCACAGCTTAGGTTCATTAGGCCAGACCTATTCCCCACCTGGGGAAGATTCTCTGATCGTTACCTGATTATGGGTGAGCGGTTCATCAACGGCAGAGAAGATCCCTTCCCCACTATCGAAGGTTATCAGAACCAGGGGGAGTTTAAGCAGATCCTGAAGAACATCTCCTATCGAGTTACTCGGGATGAAGTGGCTAAGGTAAAGACCATTATCCGGACAAAGAAGTACTATATTACCCCGGGAGAGGCCTTCCAGCGGCCGTATATCGAATTAGAAAAGGATCTGATGACGGAAATACAGGGTAACCTGATTACGGCTCCCATGGCCCTTACAAAGGCTCTCAAGTTACATCAAGTCTGTGGTGGATTCATTAAGGATGATGACAAGGTAACCCACGCAGTTCATACCGATAAGCTGGATTTCCTATGGGGACTGCTAGATGGGGAGCTAAAAGGTCAGTCGGTCTGCGTGGTGGCCAACTATAAGGCTGAGATGGATGCTATCGCTGAGGGTCTTAAATCTAGGGGAATCACTTATGTTCAGATTCGAGGTAGACATCAGTATGACCCTAAAGATCGCAGTCAGGTGACCCTGCTCAATCCGTCAGCTGGCGAGGCCATCAACCTGGCTCATCATGACCATATGGTCATATACTCCATGAACTATTCCTACCTCAAGTGGGAGCAGTTCAAGGACCGTATTGTTCTGGTGGATACACCCGTAGCTAAGTATTATTACCTACTCATGAAAGGAACTATGGATGAAGTAGTTTATAGTGCGGTAATCGAGAAGAAAAAGCTGTCAGATTCCATAATGTCTATTTACAAGACACTGGGATGTAGGTAAAATGAAAGTTCTGTTTCGACAGACCTGTAATAGGTTTATCTCAATCGCCATCTAAGGAGCTAATCATGGCCGACGAACAAGTCAACAAAAACGAAATCACCCTTGCCGAAATCTGTAACGAGATGGGCATCAAACCGCAAAGCGCCCGTGTTAAGCTGCGCAAGAAGCTCGCCGATGCTAAGGGCGAAGGCTTCCGCTGGGTTTTCCCGATTGAGCAGAAGGACGAGATCGTCGCCCTCCTGACCCCGGCTCCGAAGGTTGAAGCCGAGGAAGATGCCGAGTAATCCTCGCTCTTTCAAGTAGTAAAATGCTGGGGGTAGGTCATGCTATCCCCAGTATTGCATTAGGAGTAGTCAAGATGTCAGCAAATCCCGAAACACGCTTTGGGAAGCGACTAAGGTCTAAGCTTCCTCCCGGACACGACATTCGTGTAGAGAATCCCGCCTGTCCAGGGACTCCGGACTTTAATGACTGTATCAATGGTGTCGAATTTTGGGTGGAATTCAAACAGGTGAAGGAGATGCCTAAACGTGCCGACACGCCAGTCTTTAAAGGCTGCTTAAGACCTGAGCAGATAGTCTGGCTGTATAAGCGTTCACGTGTCGGAGGAAGATGCTATATAGCCGGTTATGTTGAAGATCTGGACATTACCTATATCATCCCTGGAGCACACGCTCGAGACTTCAATGGCATGAGCCGTTTTGAGCTGGATGCTCTAAACCTACCCATGGAGGCCATGTGGACAAGGTAAATTGGAAAAACTGGTTCTTAGGAGGCCCCGAGAACCCCCCCAAAAATAACCCCACGATAGTGCCGTGGGGTGATGAGTCATGGAGAGAGACCGGGATCCACCCTTTTACTGTCTACGTGTCCCCAGAAAGCGATCCAGGCCACCCTCTAGTTTCTCCTCTGGGTACTGAACCGCACCGTAGGCCAACCGGCCGGAAGGTGTATTATTCAGGACATCCCTGGCGAAATAAAGTCTCTTAGCAGCATCGGAGGAGGCGGCCTTCTGAAATCCAGGAGCATGTGATATCGCCCCCTTGACCAGCTGGAGAGGAGAACCCACCGCCATACCCGCCATCGTGGTCAGTGTTCCCATACCAGGAGCTGGTGGATGCGGAGTATTGGTAATAAGTGAGCGAGCCAGATCTGGCATAGTTCTTAAGGTGTCAGCCAAGTCCCTACCACTCTGTGGCATATAAGGATAGAGATCTTGCATTGCACGGGGGTTTCCTACCACATCGGAATAAAGCTGAGATGGTTCGGAGTAACCCCGAGGATTCATACCATAGACGCCCTTGGCAGATTTGTTATACACCTTATTGGTCATAACACCCGGAACTACAGCGTCACGCCAGAAGTTCTTGGCCTCATCAAACATGTTCTTAGCCTGTGGATTCTTAGTACCCCAAGAGTCCACGTCAGACATAAGTGAGCCGTAGAGATCCTTTAGCTCCCGTTTAATCTGTCTATCCTCAATAGAGGCTCCAGGAGCAGCAGCATCTTTCTCCGCCCTACCCAGGGCCTTGCCCACAGCTGAAGACAGCTTGTGCAGATCGGCGAATGGCATCTGAGGAACAGCCTTGGGGTTGCTCATCATCTGAAGCATTAACTGAGCCGCATCTGGATCATATTCAGAAATGCGTTGAACTGCCGGGTTCTTATCAATCTGCATACCCTTCTTAGTAATAGGGGTATATTTTTGGATGATTGAATTTACTCGAACTTGTGCATTAGCTGCGCCCACGGGAGCAATATTGTTCTGGACAATATAAGAGTCTAGGTCTTTCCAGAGCGAGCTACCAACACCCTCTAGATTTCTTCCACCCTCTTCCACCGCCTGGCGAAGCTTCTCACCCTCCAGGGTGCGGCTCTCAAAAGAACGACCCGTCTTGGATGGGATGTCTTTAACTTCCTGGGCGGATTTAGTGAAAGCTTTGGCCTGATCTTCTACCGTGCGAGCATATCCAGGAAGGTTGGTTTCAAAAGCGTTGATGGATGATGACTGATCCAAGCTACCCACGTTGCGCTTTACACCTAAGCGGTTAGCCGCATCGTTGAGCCGTAGAGCTTCTTGTCCTTCGGGAGTGTAACGACGAGTAGCTGCACCTATGGCCTTACCCAACAGCTGTACGGGGTATCCAGTGACACCCGTAGCGGTAGCTGCGGTAGCACCATTCAACAATCTGGTAGGGACATCCAAACCCTTAATGTCCCCTTCGGTCGGGCTAGCAGCAGCTCCAGCTGCCGCACCTACCACCTGGGCACCCAGACGAGCAGGCAGGAAGCCGGCGGCCGTTAGCGCGTCAGTTCCGAAGCCGCCCGCCTTACCCTGCCAGGTATTCAGTAGTGGAGCTTCTATCTCAGCGTTGTGCTTCTTTTCTTTGTTGTAGGCAGCTATCTCTTCGGGAGAACCAAAAGCCCCGATGCCCATCTCACGTAAACCTCGGGGAATACGCATAGCTCGTTGACCCATACCAGCAGTGAACAGCTCGTATCCTGACATGTCTTTGGTAGGATCTAGGTCAGACTTAGGTGTCTCTATGGCATTCTGACGCTGCTGAGCCGCCTGTACGGCCGAACCTAATGTAAGGGCGTTTAGGTCCTTATCTGAGAGCCCCGAAAGATATTCATTGAGCTCTTCAGCTGACATCGAAGAAGTATCCATTACTGAGGGCCTCCGGCTTTGATCAGTTTATCAGAGAGGATCTTCAGCTTAGCCATCTCCTCTCTCATCACACGCTCTTTGCGCTGATACCAGTTAGATGGCAACATATCCTTGTTCTCTCCCGCCATCTTGGTGCCTTCCTGAGCGATACGCATATTAGAGGCTGCCACCTGCTTCATGAATTGGACTAGCATCACCCGACCTTCATTCGTGAGTGATAGTGTAGGAGCCATCTTCTGGAGCAACTGATCCTCGTAGTTACTCATAGCACCGGGGAGCAGGTTATGCCCATCGGCATTCTTCTGTGTTAGGGACAGGCTCGTTCCTAGGGCCTTGGCGAAGTCGGTAACCCCCACCTCTTTAGCACCAGGAACCCCCAGCGTAACAAGGCCGGAACGAATCTGTTGTTGAAGGTTAGCCAGTTCGCCCTGTGGGATATTAGGGTCTGAGTATACTCTTTCTAGCGCATCCAACTGACCAATAAGCTTGGTATTAGCAGCATGAAGATCAGTCAGCGACTGACGTTCCTTGAATAGGCCTTCACCTTCTTTACCTCCATAGCCTTTCTGCTGAGCCTCAACTCGCTCATCCTTATACTTCAGGTTAGGAGCCGGGGCTATGGGAGCGGGGGATTTCACCTCGGGGGCTTTCATGGGATCTACCCCGTAAGAGGTTTTGAGCTCCTGACGAAGCGCCGCCTGATTGCGAAGGGCCTCTTGGTATTGCGGACTCTCGGGATACTGGCGGTAATTTTCCGCCGCTTTAGCCGCGAGATCCCACTCCTGCATAAGGATGAGCTTATTATCTTCTTTACTACCAGCGGGCATGTTGTTCGTACCAGCCGTACCACCCGAACCTTTCGGGGGAGCAGGGGTGCCTGGTTCAGGTGTCAAAGTACCGACCGGGACTTGTTGCTTCTGAACGGTGTCAACGGGGGCGGTACCTTTAGGGGAAGTGCCGACGATACGGTTGGCGTACTCGATGCCGTAATCCTCAGGATTTTCCATCTTGTTGGTGACAGCATGGTCGTAACCAGCTTTGTTAGCTGCTTCCCACATCTTTGACTTGGATGCCGGGATCATTTCACGCTGACCAGTGGCGTTATTCATGATGTACTTGTTACCCGCATCATCACTGAACTGGATAAACTTACCAGCCGCACCACCCTTCAGACCAGAAGAAGCCAGTTTCAGTGCCAGCAGATCTTCTTTACCATCTAGCTTCACATCTTCGTAGCCAACCTTGGCGGCGTCAATTTCACCTTGACGATCCGTCTGTGCGTTTTTACCCAACTGCATACCGCCAGCAGCGATACCCTTCAACGCGGCATATCCTGTTGGAGTGCCCGGACCAAAACTGTTGATCATGGAATATAAGCTATGCTCCGTCGGTGTGTAACCTGTTTGAGCAGGTTGACGCAAAGCGGATTGATACTGTTCCAACTGGTCCTGACGACCCTCACGCTGCCAGTATTCCTGATCAGGTGTCGGCATACGCGAAAGCAGAAGCTGTTGAAGCGCACCGGCCACGTTGGGACTGGTGCTAGCTTGCTGAAGGTTTTGTACAGGTTGTTCGCCCATGTTAAGCTGCTCCACCAAGACCTGACCAATTCAAGAGTTTCTGGATAGTTGTGTCGTTGAGACCCGTGTTCAACACACCGAGCGCACCGGACAACTTCTCCATTGACGTAGGACCAGCTGACGAAGTAGAGATAGACTGTGGCTGGCTGCTACGCATATTACCATAAATCTGACCGACTTGCGACAGTGCGGACAATGGGTAGTTAGCCTGAGCTTGCCAGTTAGTGAAGTCCTGTTGCGCCGCTTGCGTACCAATCTGCGTCCAGTCTTTGTACTGAGTGTTCGCTTGGTTCTGGGCATTCATCAATGTAGTGGCGTTCGTGTTGTTCAGCGTCTGCTGGTTGTCACGCATCGCACGGTTCATGAAATCCATGTTGCGACTAGAACCAAATTGACCAGCACCAGTGAAGGTGCTATTGACCCCCGGCATGATATTCTCTTGCAGGTTCTGGTTGGAGATCTGGTTGTTCGCGTTGACCACATTCTGTGTGTACGGGTTCATGAAGTTCTGCATGTTACCCGCGTTGTACTGAGTATACTGACCTAACGCGCCCTCTTGTGGGGCAGCGTTATACCAGTTGTTCATCGTGTTATTGATGTACCCGTTTTGACCGAGCAAATCATTAACGCCACCAGACAGGTTCTGTCCTGTCTCGGTGTAGTACGAAGGCATCGTATAGTCTACGGTGCTCCCTGCTTGTGGAGTGACATCAGCCATTATTTAGCTCCCTTCATGTAAGCCAGCGGAGCCTTGGCTTTTGGTGGAATTTTGTTGTTAGGCGCAGACCGCTTGTGCTTGCGAATCTGTTCCCGCATACCGTCTAGTTTAGCAGCACCCGCCTCAGTGTTACCATCACCCAATGCAGATACAATGTCAGCGTCCATTACGTATTCACCGTGAGCAGCGTTGATTGGCACACCGTCATGTTGACCCGGACGATCACCAGCCAATAGACCCAAAGCACCTTGTGACTGACCGCGACCTTGGATCTTACCGCCGGAAGCCTTGTTCTGTGGTTTGCCACGAGTCTTCATACGCTCTACCGACCAAGCATTAGAGTTAATATCGCCTTGCGAAGACTTTGGGCCTTTCTTGTCGCCACCACCTAACAGGGAAGCTAGGACAGCCGCCATGTTAAGTGCGCCCATTGGACCACCTTGACCGTTGCTAGCGCCACCAGCCGCACCACGAGCTTGCTGAGCCGCACTACTGGAAGAACCTGACCTAGATTCGTTACCTTGTCCGGGGTTCTTACCGGTTAACGCTGCGGTCAGCTTGCTCAACCATGACGTGTTCGGACTGACTAAGCCTTGCCCTTCAGCAGCTTGACCTTCGACTTGGTTAAAGGTCTTTTCACCGGTGGGGTCATTCTGCCAGTCGTACATGGCGGAGTAAGGACCATGAACAGCTCGGGCGTTTTCGTAGGTGTTAGTTTCCGGGTTGTAGTCAGCCATAGACTGCCCGTAAGACATGGCGGCAAACTTGTCATTCATGTTGCTATTGATAGCCGACATCTGCGGATTCTGGTAAGGACTAACGTCACCAAGCTTCCACGTGGTATCAGGGTTCTTTGACCACACAGGGGGCTTACCAGTGTCGCTGTACTTGGCTCTTGCCAGCTCTTGCTCCAAACCAATACTGTCTAGCGTCTTACCGTCCAGCATGTAAGTACCGCCACCCGTGTCATTAACTCGACCTTCAGTTAATGCGTCTTGCACCTTGAAGTCGTTAGACGAGTACGTTGGACGGGCAATCTCACGAACATAGCTCGCCATGTCCGAAGGAACATCGTTCAAGAACGGTGCGCCACTGCTTAATTCATTCAAGTCAACCGTACCATACTGACGCAAGTCAGGGTTAGCCAAGAAGCCAAGCACTGAATTGTTGTATGAGATAGACGGGTCAATAGCTTGCTGAATGTAGCTACTGAGGTTGTCGTTACCGTACAGACCACTGCTAGCCTCACCAAAGTCAAAGTTATTGAGCCAGTCAGAACTCCCGGGTTCAAACGTACCTATGTCGCCATAAGCAGAAGGTAGATCTGGCATGGCGCTGTAATCACTATACGCCAGTGGGTCACTGTTGGTGTATGAGTTGACGCCATCGTCGTTACCGTATCCGTAGTCCATTATCTTACTCTTTTCTTATTCAGTGAACGTTTTGCAAAGGTTGAACCAAGACTACCTAACGTATTTGACACACCGCGATCCAAACCTAAACTGGTCCCAGCGCCACCCAATGCTCCACCAACCAGCGAACCAAGTGCACCAGTTGCAGCACCGTTGAGGAAGTTACCGCCTCGTCTTGAGGCATCAATACCACCACCAATACCACCCATGATGGCAGAGCTACCTAACCTTGAGACCATTGGTGAGAGACCCATTGACTTACCTACGTTGCCCAAAGCGCCGCCAACACCAGCCGCACCTAGACCGCCCATGAGAGCACCGCCCCAGTTACCATTACTGGCTGCATCAACAGCGTTAAGACCCGCTGCAAGCTGACCCCAACTGAGACCGGTACCTAGCGCATTGGCTGTAGCCGCTGCCCCGGCTGCTGTGCCTGCGGCACCTGCTGTAGCTGCTCCTGTACCTGCTGCGTTACCGGCCCCTGCCGCTGCGCCTGCGCCGCCATCAGCGCCCATAGCAAAGGCACTAATGATAATTGGTGCAATGGTGGAGAACGCTTGTTGCTGATTCTGGAAGCCCAGATTGTTGACCACAGTGTTCTGCATCATGTCATGACCCGGATCAATTTTGTCCATGATCGGGTCCATGAAATTAAACACATTGTTGAACAGTCCGCTCTTGGAGTTCTTAGCTCCCGGCACTGAGGTTTCAGTTCTGGTACTGAGGTGTTTATTCCTATTGTAGAACTCGGGGATCTTATCAATATCGTCAGTACCGAGCAGGTACTTACCACCTTCGGTGCGACGTAGCATCTGCGCCAACGCACCAGCGTTCTCACCGTAGTCACGCCATGAAGCGTTACCGCCCTGCGTCACAGTTAGCTTACCATCACCAGCTTTCTTCCAAGGCTTGCTGGCTTTGCCCTTCCGGAAATCTTGCGAAAACCCTTGATTCATGTGAGCTTGTGGCGACAGTCCAGCGGGGTCTATCTCGTAGCCCTTGGTTGACCATTCACCTGTGCGGGGGTCGACCATCATAAAGGCTTTACCGCCTAGCTGATGGATTGCGTTACCGCCTGAGAACGCGTTGTCGCCACCATAATTACCTTGCCAGTTTTGTGGATCTAGCCCACCTTCACCAGCGGCTTCTAGCTTTTCCATTAGACCGGCGTACTGCCCCGGACGACCCATGATCTGTGCTTCACGCGCAGCGTTGGCAGCTTCTTGGTTGTCGTATAACGAGTCACCCCATTTGAACGCTTGCTTTGTGGGGGAGATATCATACATGTCATCTGGCAGGGACTCGTGCATCAGGTTGCCGTACACCTTGTACGGCTCTTTGAGCTTACGCTCACCTTGAGTATAGTTTCCTGCGTCTTCACGACCAGTTAAGAACTTCTCCCACATTACCTGCTCAGGGGTCTTCTGACCAAATTGTTGGAAACCGCCATACTCGTCCGTCCACCCTTGTGGTGCTTGATAAGACAAAGCATCTACGCCACCTAGCGTACCGCGATACTGATTACGGAGGACGTCGTCAACGCCGTAATACTGTGGGCCAGTACTCTTGCCATTGGCAGAGTTGACCAGCTCATAACGCATAGCATCTAACTGACGCCGATTGTAGCCTTCAGGGGTGTCCGTGGTGGACAGGGCGTTCTCTACATCATCCATGTAGTCGCGCTTGACAAATCCCGTAGTCGGGTTCTGTGACGAGTAACCGGAGATATAAGGGTTGATCTTCTGTTTGTATTGGTCTAGCCAGCCGGACAAGTCAAGCGTACTGTATTTCTGAGCGGCTGCGTCGACCGACTCTTGAGAGGCGTAGCGGTCGTTATTGTAACTGTTACGCGCTTGCGCATTAACTTCTGGAATGAGCAAGGATGCATAACCTTTGTCCATCATCCCGTCCATGTTGACGGTTTGACCGGCCAAACGGTTCTGCGCTTGGTTAGGGTCTATGGCAGAGTTAGCGCCCATAACGGAGTTGACACCCGTTACAGAATTGACGCCGAGGTTACTATTTACACCTGAGTAGGAATTAGCCATATTAACTTCTGACGTCGCCGGGTTCGGTGTGCAGGATCGTACGACCCATTTCGAAATTCCCGTCTAGCGTGTTGCTTGTGAACCGAAGCCGTATCTGTCTTCTTTGTTCTCTCATGTCTATTTTACCCGTAGTCGAGCCAAAAGTAAATGGGGCGCTGTAAGTATCTTGCCCTTGAGCAAACTCCCGACCAATAACCTCTACCGTCATGTCACCCGACATGATAAAGTCAGGTTCAATTCGGATGAGCCTTGTCCAACGATTCGGTCCTTTGATACCATTCTGTTGAGAACCGCCTGTGGGGTAACCGAAGTCACCTGTTTCAAAGTACGCTTCAATAGCGTTCTCGAAGTTGGTCAGTACCGCATTCTTACCTTTTTCGTGGATGTAGTGACTGTTCAAAGGTATGAGCGCTGCGACTACCCCTGTACCTGCTCGGTTCAGGTTATTGATCGTCTCAGCAAACTGGAACAATGTTTCACGGGTAGCACCTACGCTAAGAGGTTTGACGACAATGGAGGTAGAAGATTCTACACTAACAATCACTGCATTGTCATTAGTCGTGTTTCCCGTAATAGTGTCGTTGGCAACGAAACTGCCCGTAGGTGTGTCTAGAGTTATACGAAGCAACAGTTGTGAACTGTCACCCACCCAAACAGGGTGATTAAACACCTGTGAGTAATAACCTGCGGTACGCGACAACTCGAAGTCGTACCAAGTCTTTTCACTGATATTGAACACCACAGCACGATTGCATTCAGTTGCTTCACCTTCAGGGTAGAACCAAATGATCTCGCCGTAGCGAGGTACTTTGGTCGCCCACACCTTCTGACGCTGGTCATAGTTGACGTTATCAAAGAACCAGTTCTTACTCATCTGGTTAGGAATCTCAGCAACCTTACCACCAGTGTAGACTAGGAAGCGGTCAATACCGACCCAGAAGTAATCACCGTCATACTCAATGACACTATTGGGTGACATGATAGAAGACTGGTTGGTAATGGTAGAGAACCGGAATACCGCATTACCGCCAACGTAATCCATACGGATAACAGAATCCAGTGACCACAGTAAGCAAGCTGGACCTGACCCCGAGCGTAGCGGCAAACCCTTGACCACCTTGGCACCAGTTACTCGGTCTTGACCAGCATCACCGCCAGTTAGCGTTTGTGGCTGGTTGACATCTGTCCAACCTACTAGACCATCTGAACCATAATAAACGAGGTACGGAGCAATACAACACACACCACCAGAGACCGTTAGACCTGTGATAGCGGTGAAAACTGTGGTTACATTCGCCACACCGAAGTAGACTTGAGTCGCGGTATCTTCATCAATCTTAGAGATAGAGTTGGTACGATGAGCGACAATGATCGTGTTCTTGCTACCAACCGCATCATCATACATGGTGTCCAGTGTCCAGGAACCGTCACTGACCACCCACCCAGCCGGGGTGCGATCGTAAGAAGTACCCGCTCCACCATTACCGTCCACATTGGCTTGAGTGATACCGAACTGCGAACCACTGATTAGACCATTAAAGTCGCCTCGTGACCAAAGTAAAGAGGCACGTACCGTTCCTGGAATAGGTGAGACTACTTCGGCATACCCCCCCATCTTCTTGGGCTTACCGCGCATGAAGCGAGTCCATTGACCATCTACGTAGTTGTCACCGTCCAGTTGGGTACCGTCGCGTTTGATACCCGGCAACGTAGTGATCTGTGATACTTCTTTAATTTCAGCCATTATAAGTACCCGTTAATGATTACCCAACCACCCGAAATTGCCTTGAATGTCCTAGCCGCCCACTGTGTTGTCAGGTTCAAAGTACTAAGCCCCATAACCGTGTCTGGACTAGTTGTGTTGATAGTCACAGTGGAAACACCTGTACGAACCACAGTGTATTCCTGCCCATTCTTAGCTCTTGGTAACGTAACTGTCGTTGCACCACTAACCATGATTACATCGTCGTCAAGGTTTATCTGGTAGGTAGTAGAGACAGTTTTAGTCTTGCATGTACCTTGAAGACCATGCAGTAAGTCCTGCGTTGCTTGGCGGTCGGAACTATGCCAGTGTGAGAAGCAGTCACCGCCACCGGTTAGTGAAGGATCATTTTCTGGTCTCACTTCAACCTCGGTGAAAACATAAACAGTGCACGCTTCTGAGAGCAATCATCCAGCAGCCAGCCGAAGTTGAGTACCAGGATCTTACCCATAAATGGTTTGACGCACTTGTACTGCCAGTACTTACCCATCGTGAAGCGTTGAACGCCGAACTGTTTAGTATGGTAGTCAAGCTGAAAAGCTCCAGTTCTAGTGACCTTCTCACCAATCATCGGTGCTGCCAGAACTGACCACTTGAACCCGTACAGATTGTTACGGTACAGCCAGCCGACCATTGACCAGTAGCTCGTCGCGTCCCGGCTTTTCTTCCAGTTGTTATCGCCCCACAGAGAGTTGTCCGGGGTCATCAGGTAGTTCAACCATGACGGCAACCGTGGCTCGGAGGCGAACCCATTCGCGTTATCAATCGACCCGTACTGCATAGTTGCGAACAACGGCAGCAACGGCGTAATCAGATACGATAGCAACTGCACCGGGATATAGAGAACGAGGTAGAGAATCCAGCGCATTAGAGTTCTGCCGAGGCGGTATATGCGCCTGGGTTATATTCTGCCCCCGCACCAACCGACAACGCGTAAACACCTAACACACTATCGTTCACATAATCAGTTGCCCCAGTTGCGACAGTTGTAGTCGTTGGCATTGCGCGCTTTGTCACTTTGAAGTAAATAGGGACATTAACTCGTTGCGCCGAAGCACTGTAGTTAGTTCCACGCCCTGCCGTGCCAGCTTCAAAATACCGCTGACAAAGGGCAAGCTCAGTACCAATCGGGCGATGCTCAAATGGCGTTGCAATTGATCCAATTTCAAACTGTGCTTTGCTGACGACCCCAACAAATTTAATGGTGACGTTTGATCCTGCCGTTAGCGATGCCGTCTGCCCGCCGTTAGTGATGGACGTACCATTTACCGATGCCGTGCCAGCGCCAGTCCATGAAAGCGTATAAATACCACCCTCAATGCTTGCCCCTTCAATGACTTGCTCAATGCCCCCAGCGGGTGCCGTGACCGAATTACCATTACCCGATGCCGAGAATGTAAGGTTTTGCCCGGAAGTAACAACGCGCCAGCGATCAAGCGTATATTGATTAGCCGCGCCGGTCGCTGCGCCAGACACATAGGCGCGCTGGTTGATACCAAAATTGCCATTTATCAGTTTATTGCGAAACGAGGACATCTGCCCTACCGCCGCTGACACATTACAGGTAGCGCCTAGCGTCTTGTTCGTCAGCGTCTGAGTATCCGTGGTTCCGACGATAGCCCCAGATGGTGCGGTTACTGCAGTAACTCCAGATGTGCCGTTCCCCTTCAGGATGCCAGTGAGCGTTGTCGCGCCAGTTCCCCCGTTACCAACGGCCACCGTACCTGTAACATTTCCTGCTGTGGTAGCAGTTCCTGCGCTACCTGCAGATCCGGTAATACTGATTGCCCAGCCGGTTCCAGATGCTCCCCCGCCAGTGCTTGAGGGGACACCGAGGTTGGTACGCGCTGCACTGGCTGTAGTTGCCCCTGTGCCACCGCTAGCAATAGGCAGGGGTGTACCCAGGGTAAGCCCACCGCTAACATCTAAAGCACCCGTAACCGTAGCGCCTGTAGGTGCCAAGTGCATTATATCAACACCATTGACCGCGAAACCTAGACCGTTGGTACTGTACTTGAACAAGCCGGTGTTAGTCTGACTACTGAAGAACAGAGCAGGAACCGAGACGCTACCATCTGTCAATGATACCGAGCTATTCGCCACAGCAGACTGAGCTGACATCACGTTCGTGCCGTCGCAGATAGCAATGATGCGTGCGCCCTGTGGAACAGTAGTACCTGAACCCGCCGAGGTCTTAACGGTTATGGAGAAAGCAGTTGATATGTTAGAATAGGTGTAGTAGACTGAAACAACTGATGGAACGATGATAGTTACTGCCGAAGCAGGATTGCCAACGAAAGTAAGCAGTTTGTTAGAGGCTTCTGCTGCGGTAAGGGTAAAGGTGCCACCGGCAGAAACATCCTTGGTTAGCTGGGTGAATTGATACAAGGTGGAGCGCCCATAGCCAACTGAGTACCACTGCGTACCTGTACTAATCAACATCAGTGATTCTGACGGCTGAATTTGTAAAGTACTCTGACCATCGACCGTTTCGCTACTGGCGGGGTCAATCGTCAAGGTGCCTGTACCGTTGTTGCGAATCATGACAAAGTAGTCGTCACCCAATGTAGCCGCAGACGTTAATGAGAATGTACCCGTACCACCGGTGAATGATACCAGTTTGGCGCGGTAAGTACCGTCAATCGCTGTACTGGAGGCGACGGGGATAACTGGGTGCGACTGGTTGAGTGAAGCACCGATAGCTTTGATACCGTAACCTACCAGTGAAGCGGCGTCAGCCGTGGAGGTACCTACCCCAAAACCGATAACACCATACACCCCGGAATCGGTCGTGTTGTTGACCAAGTAGAAGTAGCTGGCAGCACCGATAGCCACCGTAGCGATCTGCGTACCAGCATTATCCTTGACAATCAGTGTCTCTGAACCCGTATTGCGAATCAGAAAGTCTTCACCTACAGACACTTCCATAGCCGAGGGTAAGGTCAAAGCGTTACCGGCTAGACAGGAGATCTCGGTGATCTTAGCAATAGCCGAAGACGTACTGTCAGCATTATACGGCCAGACAACCGTGAGGTCGGTAGTAAGCGTTAAAGACGAAAAACCATACTCCGCTGGTGGAAGCGTTTGGTTTCCAAAAACCGAAGTATACGTCATACATTTCTCCCAAAAACCCACCCAGCAGATAACAATGTATCTATTTCTTGAGCTAGAACCCGTTTACGAATACCGTCCTTATTCATCCATTTGCTCCCTTTAACCGCCAAACTAACCTTAGCTTTATGTTCTGGGTTATTGTTCATAGCTATAGTATAATCTCGAATTTTAGCTTTTGTTTCGTTAGAAAGAGTCTTACCTAGGTTCAAGCTACGTAAATGTTCTCTTGCTTCAGGTGTCATTTGAGCTTTTGTAATAGCTGACAGCTTTGCTTTTGTTTCAACTGACATGGGTTTCAGTACCCTACCCACCAAGGCTTGTGATATCTTTGCTTTGGTTTCAGGTGAGTGGGTCTTACCCAACATATATCCAACTTTGCCTTTATTAGCAGCGCTAATGGCTTTTCGTGTGGTTTCCGTTGGTATATAACCCACAGTGTGCGTATTACCTAACATAGCCCTAGACACCGCTAACTTGTGGCTATTACTTCTAACAGAACCTAACGCATATTTGTTACCCGTAATCTTGGCAATATGCTCAGCTGTATGTTTGTAACCTCTACACCCAAATACCCCACCGTCTGAAATATTGTAATTTTTTACAGAGTTGCGATAAACACCTATGAAGAACTTTTCCAAAAAGTCAGCGGTCGTATCGGACAAGGTGGAAGTCAGAACAGTCTTTGTAAAAAAGTCTTTACCGTACTTACGTTTTGCAGACGTGATTATCCTACCGTTACCGTAATTATTGCGAGAGGTTTGACCAACGTAGCTTACCTCACTACCAAGGTTTTCTAGAGTATATAGCTCTATCATATCAGCTCCGTGTCAAGGCGGCGTCTGCCATGCGCTCACCGTCCTCTTTAATTATAGCACTAAACGCCGCTGTGTAGAGGGCATCAAATTCCGCGATACGCTCGGAAGTCTTGAGGAAAGGCATACACTCACGTAAGCAAGCATACAGCAAAACCTGTGGCGCGTACTGAGTTGTCCAGTTAGTTTGGTTCTTTGTGCTCAAAGGTTCAGGGCGCTCGTAATACTGGATCTCAAACATGTAGCCCATGTTCGGTGTCGGGACTACAAAGAAATGCTCGTAGTCATAGTCAGCATAATAGTAGGGTTGATCAGTTTTAGAAGCGTCCGGCCAGTAGCTTCTAAGAAACTCATAACCGCGTTCATATAGGTATTTACGCTCAGCACCAACAACCAAGCTAAAGGACTTGGTTTTACGCCACCGAACAGGTTTAGCAAGCACATTCTGGCTAAGTGTACCCGACACCGTTCTCATAAATCCGAAGGGTTTGGCTTCCGAGGCAATACGGTTCTCTGCCATCATCACAAAGCGAGGAAGCTGGGATATAAATGGAGTATCATCTCGTTCGCAATAATCTTGCAAATCTTGCAATAATGAATCATAAGTCATTGCAGCTGGCATGTATTACTCCAAGTCTTGTTCTGGTCGTGGGTATCTTAAGTTGATCACTTCTGTCTGCCTAGCAGGTAAGCGCCACGGGTCTTTCACATCACAACAGTCTTCACATACCCGTAACCCCGGTGAATTACCATCAGCACGTAAGTCGTCGTAGCTAAAGCGCATCTTGCAGCGATCACATATTGCAATCGCTGCTGAGCCTTTAGTGGAGACTGGATGATAGAGACCCATTATCTAGTGTACACACCTATGTTCGGTTGGAAGTAAATTGGTGCATCGTCATTCTCACCAGTTTCAACTTCTGCGACCATTGTACCAGCCATTTGCACTACTTCAGCACGACGAGCGGGGTCAATACCAGGAAGCTCAAACGATAGACGTACAGCCAGTTGCCAAGTGATAGATTCCAACCACCGAGCAGGTAGTTCCAAGGTGTCGGTCAACGTGCCGATGTCTTGTAGCTGGCGATGACGGAACAGTACCAGTTGGTTCGTGTCTGCAATAGGTACGGGCCAAACAGTGACCTGCGGATCAACCAGCTTTTCAAAGTAGTAGTTAGTGACTGTACCTGACTGAGAGTTCTTGTTTGGTTGGTTTGCGTAATCGTCACGGTTGAATGGCGACGTTACAATTTCACGGTTGTTAGTTGACAGGAACAGGTCAGTTACCGTGCCCGTAACGGAAGACAACCGGAATATGTTACCCGTAAGGATAGCCGGTGCGTCAAACCAAGTGTAGTATCCAACAGCGTTTAGCTCAGAAACTGCAACAGACTTGACAGTGTTCCACGTAACCCCAGCATCATTTGAATACTCAAAGACCACCGGTAAGGTGGGTTGAACACTGAACTTCACACCATACCGTACAACGGAAGCATCAACTGTCGCGGTGTATTCAGTGGTCGTGTCGACCGCAGTGTAGTCCGGGCGAACTGAGTTTGAATGCAGTAGATTGAGAATAGACAACGTACCTACCGGCAGGACATAGGTAGCTTGACCTTCCTTGAGCGGAAGCACTTTGCGATCAATACACCAAAGGTTAAGACCCCGGTTTGTCAAGCTCAACAGGAGCATGTACAGGTCTTCTTTGGCGGTTTCTACCGTCTCGGGGGTCAGTGCTTGGGGCGACAAACCACAACGACGAATAGCTTTCTCAAGCAACTTCGCCGTGTTTATCGTAGTTGTGCCGATGGTTCCAGAGGTTGTCATGACTTCCTCTTAGGTGTAAAGAACGTTGACCGTACCCGTTACAACAATAAACAGACCGTTCTTAGCAGCAAGCCCAAGACCACCGAAGTGAATAACGTCACCTACAGCTAGGGTCTTAGTAAAAAGAATCGTACCAGTGGCAGATGTGTTGTCGTAGATAGTGACAGCACCACCAGTCACGGTGGAGATAATCCCGAACAGTCCAGCAGGACCAGTTTTGATGATAGCGCCAGCAGTTGTCGCTTGGTTAAAATAACCGATTTTCTCAACACTCATAACAACTCCTTGAATTAGGGGAACCGAAGTTCCCCTATTCTAACTTATTACTGCGTTTTCAGCGAATAAACGAAGATCACATTGGTAAGACCCACTGCGGTCGGAGTACCAAGTGCCATACGGATATAGATCGCTGCGTCGGTTTGACCCGAGTTGCGCACCAAGTTGTTGATGGCAGTAAGCTGAGCAGCCGTGAACGTCGGACGAATACGAACACCAGTCGTCACCGTAGTAGCCGAAGCAATTTCAGTACCGGTAGCTGAAGAGGTACCAATAGAGATTGCGGCGGAAGCTGAGGTGTGAGCGGTAAGCGTGTCCATGATGATGTCAACGATCTGCGCACCTTCCGGCAGGTAAGTCGTAACATCGACGTTAGCCAGTACAGCGGCTTGCATCGGTACGGTCTTGCTGACCAGACTGTAACCAGCATCACGAGCCGGAGTTGGGGTGCTACCTTGAGAGATAGCGCCTTGCATGTATGTACCCATTTGAATCTCCTTAAAAGTCCGGGAGCCTAGACCCCCGGAGATTCAAAATTATACGCCAGCGTTGCCGAACATGTTGCGCCAGTCGGTCCAACCAGAGCCGAAGCGCATGGTAGACTTGTAGCGAACGCTGTCGGTCTCGAAGTCACCTTCCATAGCCTTTTCAAGCTTACGACGCCAGAGAACTTTCAAACCATCACGAGCATCGGTCTGAACGAACCAAGCATTCGGCGAGGTCAAACGGCTCAGAACCACAGCCTTGTCAACCAGTGAGCTGGAAGACTTGATCGGGTTCAGGTCGTTGTTGTTGGTACCGGCACGAAGGACGGACTTCAACAGGACTTCGGCTTGCAGCATGTTGGACGGATGCACAACCAGCTTCTTCGGCGTCAAACGGATACGCTTACCACGGCTGTCTTGAGCTTGACGAATTTGGATCAGAGACTGTTCCAAAGAGGTCTGCGACAGAGCGGCAGAGGTAAGGACGTTAGACTGAACGCCAGTGATAACCGGGTGTGAAGCAGAAATCAGAGCAACACCGTCGCCGCCAGCATACGAGGCAGTAAAGGCACGGTTCAAGTGGTTAGCGGTAACCGTTTCCAGGGTCTCGTCCATAGCCTGAGCAAGGTGCTTAGACATGGTGGAACCGACACGGATGTGGTCGCCGTCTTCAACAAGAACTTTGGTCAGAGCGAAAGCCAGACCATAGACGTCGTAGGTGTAACGCTTGACGTACAACTGACCGCCTTCGTCATAGGTAATAGCCTGACCGTCCGGGAGGATCGGTGCAGCGCCCATACCGTACAGGACAACTTCTTCGTGGTAAGCGCGTGGCGTACCGTTTTCTTCGGTGAAGATTTGCTTGTATTCGTCGGTACGCTGGTCATACACGCCGTCGAAAGATTGGTTCAGGATCGGCTCAACGATGGAGCGAAACTGAGTACTACGCATAATTGCACCCATTTCAATACTCCTTAGATGGCGGCTTTATTGACCACGTACACATGCTGAGCAATTTGTACGAGAACAGTTGGGATGGTGTTGTTGGTTGCATCGTAGATGCCTTCCGGACCAAAACCGATAATACGGAATTGACCTTGAGCAGCAGCAGCTTTCAACGTGAGGTTCAGTGACATCGTGGACTGACCAGTGGCGGCGTTAACCGTACCAGCAACCAAGTCAGCCTGAGCACCAATGGCGGTCTGTACGTAGGTGGAAGCAGCACCAGAAACCTGAACTTCGTAGACTTCATCCGGATCATCGTACACATAAGCGACGATGTTGGTAGCGCCAGTGACAGCACCCGGCCAGTTCTTGGAGATGGTCGGCTTACCGGTGGCATCATTGTACTGGACGCCAGCAAAGATACCAATGAGGTCGGTGGTACCAGCGGGACCAAGGTTGAGGGTACCGTCAGTGTTCAGGGTGACTGCGTCACCATAACCGATGGCGGTGTTGTAAGAGTTGGTAATGGTGTATGCGTTAGCACGGGAAATGCCCGTAGGGTGCTTACGCAGTGCAAAACCAAAAGGAGCGGCGACGTTTGCCATAATTTACTTCCTTTAAGCGAAATGGGCGGGACGGACTCGTCTGGCAAGGGAGTCGAAACCTTCCACTTGACCCAGATTCTTTCCGTTACTGTCTTGTTGAGAGATGTTTTCAGCCGCATTCGCACGTAGGATCTCTTCTTCTTCCATCGGGCGCTCGTAGTGGAAAACATTCATGATTTCCTGGTAGAGCTCTTCCTCGATCTTAAACAGAAGCATCTCGTTACATGCAACGCAACCTTCAAATTCACCCTCATTTACCGTGTACTGGGAGAAGCCGGGAATCTCGTTGACTTTCACAGGCACGTAACCCTTCTGCATCCGCTTGTAGATTGGATCAGTAGAGTTGCTCGTGGAAAGCCAGCAATAATGCCAACCTTCAACCTTCGGCGGGTTAGGTAACACGTCCTGAGCCCACTCAGAACGAATCATGCGGCGTCGTTCTTCTAGGGTCGTTGCGGTACCATCAGTTTGGGTGCGTGAGGCGTCAGCCTCTACGCGATCTCCGCGAACGGGTGTAGCAGTAGACTTTTTCAGTCTGTCGTCGCCACCAGTAAATTTGTTATCGCTCATCAGATCGCTCCTTTAACCTTGATTCTGTTTATCGTAATCTCTGAAACGCTTCACGGCTTCAGCACGTTGTTTAGGGTCATCCCAAATACCCGCATCTTTCAGAGCCGAAACTCTGTCAGCTGAGAGCTTGTAAGAGCCTGAATTACCGCTGTTACCGCTTTCACGTCCCGACCCAGTAACCACAGACCGAGGCTTGTTACTGGTAATTTTATCACGAGTTACACGGTGTGGCAGGTATTTTTTAACTCGGGAGTCAAGTTCCTCCCAATACTGAGAGGTAGTAGGATCCCAGCCCTCCTGTGCCAAACGCTGGTCAAGTTTCATGACAATTTCAGAGTCTTGATCAGAAGCTGAGGCGTCATACCAGGAGTTTCGCTCCATCCACTTCTGAGCATTGGAGATCAGTCGGGGATCTAGAGCTTGTGGGGTGGACTGGCGCTGTTTGAGATTTCTTTCAATACCCACCAGTTCGTCGAACTTGCGTTGTGACTGGATAAGCTTCTCAGTAGCATCGGCCACAGCGGCTCCGTTACCTGCTTCAGTGGCAATACGGATCTGATCTTTGAAGAAGGCGTAGGACTGTGCCGTTTGCTTCTTGGCATTTTCCAGTTGAGCCATTTCAGAACCAGTGTTGCGGCGCTCAATACCATCAACCTTACCACGAAGTTCGTTGATGATAGCATCTCGTGAAGCCAACTCACGACGAAGTGTGTCTTCACGGTTACGCTGGGATTCTTTGCGGTGCTTGCGTTCCTCGCGGCGACGGGCGCGGATTGCTTCACGCTCTTCATCATCATCAGCGTCGTTGAGCTCCTTGTCACCGGACTCACTAGCCAGTGGGGGCTCACTATCGTCGGAGGAAGTCTCAGAGTCGTCCAGCTCTTCTTTATCATTTACTGCTTCGGAGATCTTCTCCTCACCAGATTCGATGTCAATTTCAATGTCTTGTTCAGCCATTCTAGTTCCCCTTAAAGTATGTCGTCAAGTTCTTCAAACGCATCAGGATCGACGCGTGCAATGATTTCGTGGTCTTGGAAAAGGCAGAAGAGCGCTGTGTCTTCGGTACCTGGAATCTTGCGTTCGAAACGGTCACCACCGTACTTGGGTAAGCGGATATAGTGACCGGGACGCGCCCACACTCCCTCAGGCCAAAGATTACCGTTCTCACGGTTGCGGAAAGCGATGGGACCAATTTCAACGACCTTACCCAACTGGGTAGTGACCTTGTTGAACTGTTTGGTGTCCTCTACCAATACGATACCAGAGGTGGTCTTAGACCGCACGGTACGCAACTGGATAAGCACACGGGTACCTAACGGATGTACGCCGGGGTCGACTACGGGAAATGCGTCTTCTAGCTTTGATGCTGGAATCATACGATTCTCCTAATGCTCCACTTTAAGGGGCTGTCTCGTGAAGCGTGGAGCACACTTCCTTCTCCGTCGAGAAGTGAGACAGCTTGACTTACTTGTCCATCTCTTCCAGTTTGTTAGTGAGTACATCTAGCGCAAAGCGAATACCTTCGGCCTTACCTTGTAGTTTACCTGCGTGATACAATGAGTCTAGGTTGGCTACAAGTAAGTCGTCCGACAGGTTCTTTAGCGCCAGTTGTAGCTCACCAATGTAAGTCAGGAAGAAGCGATCAGACATTATTTCTTGGGGGTTTTCTTAGGAGCCGGGGATTCTTCACCCACCAAAGTAACTTTGACTTTCGAGGTGTCGCAGCTACCAAAGCGAATATTGATGAACTGTTCAACAGTTTCTGCGCTAGACTCGTTCTCTATGCGCTCTTCACCGTTGGAGTAAGTAACATTGAACTGTGCCATTATTTCTTAACCTTTCCACCACACTTGAGACCTTTTTCTTTAAGGGCTTTCTTGATGAGCGTCTTGTCTTGCTTGACGTCGTCGTGAACCATCCCGCCTTTCTTGAAACACTTAACTTGGCTTTGACCGCCAAGTTGCTTTGCCAGTGAACCCATGTTAGCTCCTATGCGACGAGAAGTAATAGTTCAATGTCGTCCTCGTCATTGACGGCATCAAGTTGATGTGAAGCTACTTGCATTATACCCCATCTAGCACGTATAACACGTAACTCCTGGGTTATTTGCCAGATTCTAGGCAGTTCGTAAGTTAGTACGGGAGCGCTAGTTTTAGCGGTTCTAAGTGGCACCAAGGGGATTTTCGGCTCGGTACGTCTGGGGACTGAAGGACGAGTGTTTACTTGGGGGTTTGCAAGCTTTTCAACCTCTTTACGTTTAGCTTTCTTGACCTCAACAACCTTCGCTTCAGTCTTCTTGTCCTTAGCCGCCAGCTCTTCCAGATAAGCTTCTTGAAGCTGATAGTAGAACAGGCGGTTGTAGCCCGACTTTGCGCTAGACTCTTCAGGTTTGGCTCGGGTGTTGAACTGCACCCAAGAAACTTTGGTGTCACACGGTACTGCGTGGGTATCGAACTGAACCCACGATACTTTGACGTCGCAAGGGGTTGCCTGAGTGTCAAACTGGAGCCAACTAACCCTCAGTTCAGTGACAACAGTGGAACGTGTTCCCCATGAGTCACCAAAAGAATTACCCCAACTATCACCCCAGACAGATGCCATTTACACCGGCCCCCAAGTATCTCCAGCTGCGCCTGTACCAATAACAGTTATGTCGTTCACCTCTTTGATATTGGCGTGTATCGGCGTGACTTCTGCTGCATCTAGTATTGCCTGAGCCAGCGCGACGAGATCAACGCCACCACTTGAAGCGGTAGAGAGTGCTTTACCTGCCGAGCCTGTGATTTGATATTCAGATAGGAGAGAGTTCCATACTGCACTTGCCAGACCTTGAGGACTTAGTTCAGTAAATGGTGTCCATTCCCCGGCCATGCTTAAGATGCCACGAAGGTCTGAGGTTCCTGTTAGTGACGCCACTGAACCCGTACCTTCAACGGGAACGGTCATGGACAAGCCAGAGGTTCCG